CAGAACTGTTCTCTGTTTCCCAGTCACGATCGGGTTTGGTCAGGAATGTACACCATTATGTTTTGTCAAAGTGCACATAATTGACATTTTTCATCGACGCAATCTTAAATCCGCCCGAGTAATGCAAATAGAGTACTTGGTCTTTGATGGTGTAGGTCGTGACGTCATCGACAACAGTTCTGTCGCCGTTGACAAAATAGATAGTAACTATGTGTTTGATCATTTCCATTTCCTCTTCGCCCTTTGACACTCTTTCAGAGCGATGGTTTGGTCAAAGTGTGGCTGCATGCGCCAGTATTTCATCTTGCGCTCGGCGATGGTGAGTTCTTTGGCTGCCTGGTTTTTCTCCAAGGGAGTGCCGTTTTCCATCATGAAATTCAAGAACAGAGAGTTCTCGAAGTGCGTCATATAACAATTGACCGCGTTATATCTGGCTGGGTTAAAACCCGAGTCCCCGCGGCCAATTGCTATACGTGTGTCGTCGTAAAAGAACGCCATAGTAACTCCATCAATTTTCTGATAGAGTCATTATAACACATTCGATTATGAACGTATACTGTTTAGTTCATGAAGTCTTTACGAACTTTGCTTACTCGTGAGAGTGGATAGATGACCTTGCGGCCCTGAGTTCTATCAACAATTAGAGCACCATCATGAACACGAGCATCGACAGCGCTGCTGTGAACTTCTCTTGTGCTGTCGTCATTGAACTCTACTGTGATACTAAATGTTTCAGCCATTGGATTTTCCTTTGATTACCGTGATACTATTTATAAGTTAATGTGCACTCTCATTTCGATTCTCCTTGTCATGCACATAAAGCAAGAACATCGCGTAATGGATGATTTTCATAATGTCTTTGCGGGCATCGGCGGGAGTTCCCTTCTTGCCGTATCGCTGAGCATACTTTAGAATGTCACCAACACAGAAGCCAACACCATGACCTCCGTCGATGATGAACTCCATCGCCTGGAATTGCTCTCTCGAATAGTGTTGATTGTACGTCGAAGAGATGTAATCCCACACCTCTTCGATGTATTTTTCTTCGTCAAACTTCGTTTCCTTGCTAGGAAGGGGGAGATGGAGTTCTACCGGATGAGTGTCTCCCTCGCGGAGGTCGCTCTCGTCATACACTTCTTTCATGCTACTTTTTCCAGTTGTCTGTGACCAAGTGCCCAATCTTCAGCAGCGGCTTCAACCGCCTTCAGTGTCGAATTGGAAAATTCTTCCATGAAGAAGTGGTGGCCAACATTGTCGTAATAGTCAATTTCAAACAGTTCGTCCTTTGAGTTATAGCTGACAACAGCTGTACCCATATTGCGATCAGCAACATATTCACTGATTTTGCGTCTCATAATCGACTCCTTATGAATTTACGTATTCCATGATTTGAGGAAATACAGTCTTAATTGCGAAAGCACAATCTCTTGCGATTTCTCGGTGTTCGAGTTGTGTTTCCGGTGAAGTTCGAAGATCGATATAGTGGATCCACGAACGCAGGGTTCCATTCATATATATGCGAGAATTCGTACAACCTTCAGGCAAAACTGCTCTGGCCTGCTCTTTTGCAATGCCATTGTCGATCGCCCATTGGTACACACTCTTAGCAACAGCTGTGGAATGCTTTTGCTGTGCTTCCCACGTGAGTTGCAAATCGCGATCATTTGTGCTGTAGCTGTTCTGACGATTCTTAGTGTCTTGCAAGCGAGCTTCGCGAGTAGAAAATGCTAGAGCAGAAGTTGGGTCAGCATATCGCTGTGAGAACTCCTGAAACGAGAATGAGCGGTGACGTAGGATTTGTCTGGCGATGTCTCGGGTTGTATTGATTTCAAGGCATACGTTCGCCATCTCAAACGGAGACCAGTGATGGTGCTCCGATAGGTAAGATGCCAATCGGCCCTTTTTGTTGTTTTCGTTATTTTGGTTGGAGGGATTCGATACACGCGCCACATACTCAACGAAATCGAGGAGGTCGTGTTTAACATCATCTCCGTCGTCGAATAGATCTTCGACTGGGATTGAGTGGGCGATTAGTTTAACGTTCAAGGTAATCTCCAATGTTTATCAGATGGTTGATAGCGTTTGGGCCAATTTCAATAATGCCTTCTAACGTGTCGAAGAGTGTATCGATAGCTCTGTTCATTCTAACAACGCTGTCGACGTGTTCTGAAGACCAAAGCAAAATGCCATTCACTAGATTGTTGTATGTCCAACCTCGAGTAGATATGCCTGACTCATCCATTCTTCCCAAATGGACATGTAGTCGGGCTACACCATGAAGCATCTTCTCAAGATCGACATCTGGGTCTGCATATGTATTCATCAGAAAATAATGTCACCCATGTCCATCACCGGCTTCTCTTCACGAGAGAACTTCTGTACTGGCTCATCGGCAACCTCCTCTTGTCTTTGCTGTTCAACATCATGCAATCGCATATAGTCTCGTTCGATACCGACCACGAAACGCTTGTGTTTGTTGATGTCGTTGTAACGATTCTTGAGCTGTTTGAACATCACGAGCCCATCTTTCTCAAGATCGTCGGTTGAAATGATAGCCAACATCAAGTCGGCTGTAGCTGGTAGACCAAACGATTCGGATGTATCTTCCAAGCCTGGATCGGAATTGGCAAAACCACCACGAGTAGTCTGGGTTGCAGTCAAGATCGGGACATCAAATTCAACCGCCAATCCACGAATCTCTTCAGCAATAGCCTTGATGTATGAATACGAGTTGATTGATCCACCCATCGCTTTGAGGCGAGAGGATGCACAGATGTTGAGATAGTCAACCACGATTAGATCAGGGACGAAGTTTTTCTTCATCCGTAGATCATTGAGTAGAGCTCTGTAGTGGTTGGCGTTAGCCGATGCGGTTGGATATTCCTTGATGATGAGTTTTCCAGCGCCGGCTTTCTTCAACCGGTTGACTCGATCCATGAACATATCGACCGGGGTGTCTTGCAATTGGTCGAGAGGAATGTCAAGAAGATTCGCGTCGATTCTCTCGGCGATCTTTTCTTCAGCCATTTCGTTCGTGATGTATAGAACATTACGCCCCTGAGACAGCATGCCTGCTGCAACATGACACATAGCCAGAGTCTTACCAACACCTGTACCAGCCATGAGAACGTTCAGAGTCTTACGAACCAGACCGCCCTTGGTGATGCGATTGAGGTAATCCAAATCGAACGGAATTCTCTCCAAATCTTCGGAGTAATATTCGAAGCGTGCTGCAGCGTCATCAATATAGTCGTGACCGATGTTAGCGTCAAATCCAACTGACAATGCTTCTTGAAGAAGTGAAGGAATTGCAGTTGTGTTGTACTTGGTGTTCTTGCCTTCGATGATGGCTACTGCATCAAGAATAGCATTGTGAACGGCTTGCTTCTTACACCATTCTTCGGTGGTATCATACAACCATTGTGAGTCTACTGATTCCTTTTGGAAAATCTCAGGAAGCATCTCATTGGCTGTAATGAGTCCCTCGGACGTAATTCTATCGTCCTTCTGTAATTCAATGGCTAGAACGTCTTGTGTCGGTAGTTGGTTATATTTCTCCACATATTTGCATATTGATCTAAAAACCGTCTTGGAGATGCCGCTAAAGTACGACACCTTCAAGAACGGAACTACTTTCCGCATGTATTTTTCGTCAGTCAAAACATTGCGGAGAATAAGACGTTGTGCGTCCATTATTTCTCCTGTGGTTTTTCAACCTCTTTGGTTTCAAGTGTGCCTTCTTCCATACCAGTCTTGATGATATCGTATAGAATATCACCTACGATACTCTGAAGGCTCTCATTTTCTGTGGTCAGCGTCTCATCTGGGGTGTAAATGATTTCAAACCCAAAATGCATCTTGTTGTCAATTCCGTCAAGGCGAATATCAGCGAAACGAATTACGGTCTCGATGAAGTCGCCTTTCATGATACGAATATCCCACGCCTGTTCAAATTCGTGATCAGCTGGAATTAGTTGGTAATCTTCATTTTCAGTCATCATTTCTCATCCAGACACCGCTTCCAGCGTCTCGTTCATTTTCTTTCATGTCGTATTCTGCTTTTTCTACATCTTCAACCTTTTCGGTCACTGGAGCATAAGAGACGGAATACTTCTGTCTTATATATTCGGCGAAGTCACTCTTTTCGAACAGATAGTTCCAAAATTCTTCGTTGTGAGTCTCGCGCTCATAGTGTGCTTTTTCTTCTACTTCACCGGTAGTCTTGTCCATGTGGAAAAATCCCAACGATCGGCCTTTCTTACCTTTGTGGACATATCCACCAGCAACAGCAACATCGAGTAGACCAGACCATTTCATGATACCGCCCGCCCATGATACTGAGATAGGAATCTTCGACTTCTCTTTGACGAAGCGGGATTTTTCCACGTTGA